CCTTGTGGTCGCTCCTCATAGCTCCCCCCCTGCGTCCTTGTAGGCTTGTGCTATGGGTCGGGCTTCGTCGATGAACTCAGAGCGTTGCTCGGGTGACCATTGATCTACTACCTTCTTTGCAATCCATTGCTTAGCAAGGACTATGTAGTGATGCCATGCCCTTTCGGGTCTAGGGGTGCTGTTCTCGATTGGGTCGGGTAGGATGCCAGCCCATAAGGCGAGTTGCTTGAGTTGCCCCGGTGCTGGTGCGCTTAGGGTGGGTCGGGCTTTGGCTACTCGCTCAAGTCTTCGGGCTTGCTCACCGTTTATTCCTGCTATGGCTAGGATGGTGTCGAGATCGGCTTCCTCCTTACGAGCCGAGGCGATGATGTCCCCTGCGTCTGCCGCTAGTGAGATGCATTCGCCCATGTGCTCAACCGTCTCCTCCTTGGCCTTCTCTAATAGGGTGATGGTTTTCTTTAACTCGATGCCTGTCTGTTTGTCGTTGCTCATATTTGGTAGTTCCTTGGTTATGCAAAGGCTTCGGCCAACTCTTCGGCCTCGACCTCTGCGGGTGGTTCAATCTCACGAAATCGTTCTTGGTTAAAGCCTCGTTCCCTGTGCGGTGGGGTGGTTGAGCAGGGGTTGATTAGCCCTTCCAATAGTACGGCCACCTCCCCCGCCTCTCCCCTCCAATTCACGCCTACTTCCATAGATCGGATTTGGTACATGCGGTCTTGGATGGGCAATGCCTTGAATAGCTTTAGTGCCTCAACTGGGAAGCGGTCATCCACACAAACTACTTTGCTCCCTACCCTCACCGTTTTTTCCCTCCCTTTTTAATGCCCTTGGCGAACGCATCCTTGTTCCACTTGGGACACTCTTTCCTACGCCTTTCGTGGATTCGCTTGGCTCGCTCCTTGTAGATTTCCCTTACCCGCTCCGTCCGTTGGATGCGTAGGGTTAGCCCTGTGCGCTTGGTGAACTTGGATATTCTGGCAGATAGGGCGGCTCTTGTGTAGGGCTTGCCTGTCGATGGGTTCATAAATCTAGCGGCTAGGCTGGTGAGGCTCTCGGGTGATCGGTTGCTCATCGTGGCTAGAATCGCCTCATCCAAGGTATCGTCCCTCTTGTTCTTGAGGGTGGGGTTGTCGGTCTGGCTAGACACCGTTTCTTCTACAATCTGGGTGAGCATCTTTGCCAGTTGGTCGAGGCCAAGTGCGGGGTTCATCGCTGACATTTGAGAAAGCCGTTCCCTCATCTGATCTTCTAGGGTGTCGATAGTCTCGGCCATATCGGGGGTGTAGCTTGCCCGAATGGAGTCCGCTGGGTCTTGGCCTTCAGCTTTCATTTTACTAAGGCCGCCAATCTGATTATTCCATCAGTCCAATCCTTGCGCTTGCGCTCTTTGTACGCCTCTGCCAACGCCCCGAATCCTCGGTGCAGTCTTTTGGTCTTTGCCTTCTTGGGCTTGTCGAGATACCACGGCTTCTTCATTTGATTGCGTCTCGCCATTGGCTAGTTCGCTTTGGCTTCTTTATCTCACCGTTTTCCGATAGGTAGCGAGCGTGATACTGAATCGCTCCTTGGCTTTTGTTTAGCGTCTCGGCGATGGTGCGGGTCGGGATGCCATTCGTGATCAGAGTCTTTACTGCGTCTCGTAATAGTTCGATCTTGTCTTGGCGTTTGGTCGTTGCCATTAGGCTCTCGTGTTCCCCTTTGGTATATCTCATTGCAATAATTGCGTTGGCCTTAGTTGCTGAGGATATGAATGGTTGGTTCATCTGTTGTTGGTTCTATGTTGAGGATTTGTTGTGGCAAGTGCTATCTTTGGGTTGTTCAATTATTTGTTTTAGCTTCATCCCGTAGTCATTTATGCCATATTTAATTTTGAACCCCTCTTTTAGTTTAAGTCTGTTCCTTTTGAACGGCTGGTAATTAACCTTGTGATGCCATCTTTTGAATTTCCAAACAACTTCTGCTACATCTGGGTGTAGATGTTCTAGCATTTTTGACTTTGGTAATGTTCCTTTTTTTTCGTAAAACTCATCCGTGTTTCCGCCAGCCATCGTTTGTGTTGCGGGCCCCACTCCTAGTTCCCCACAATCACTATCACAAGTTTCATATTTTTGCAGATACTCTTTGGGCAATATAAGAATCTTTCCTCGGTCAATAACTTCAGCATATTTGTCGAGTTCTTGCTCCTCAATAACAATCCAATATGGAACACAAATACGCTCTAGTGCCTTACTTGTAAGGCGTGTTTTCCAACGACCCTTAGACACTATATAAATAGGATATTTAGGATTCATCTATATATCTCAAGTGCGATGCCCTGCGAAATTCAACAAAAGGAAACCATAGTGCTTTTTGCTTTGGCGTGATTGTTTGTCCAATTAGTTCGGCAAATTGACGCACATCGTTTTCGCTCTTGAAGCGCACATTTATTACTCGTAATGGAGTAAGGTCTTGTTGTGAAAATTCTGGCATACCTACCCATTCTTTTTCCCAATCTGTAAATTCCGATAACCCAAAAAGAGTTTCTTCGCTCATAGGTAATACTCTGCCACACTTTTCCCGCTATTCGTCTTGATCGTGCGCTTGTATATTGGATGCCCCATCTTTTTGAGATCGCATATGCGGCTGGCCAATCTGAAACATCTGAACCATTCCAGAGCGTCCAGAGCCGTGATCGCTCGCCCTGTTTTTAGGTGGGCTAGGATTCTGGCGTTCTGGTCGTGGCCGTCACTCTGCTTTGGGTGAGTGGTTCGGGCAAAGGGTAGCTCGTATTGTTCGGCAAGTAATATCATTTGATGCTCCTTTTCTTTGCTCGCATAGCTGAGTGTCTACATTTTGGAAACTCTACTAGCTTCCTTCCGTTGCTTGCTCTTGTAACAAATCTGTTTTTCCTTGCATACATAACAGAGCTTCTATCGCAACCCCAAGCCTTTGCTATTTGTAGCGGACTCATTCCGGCTTCAAATTGCACCTTCCATAATGCCCATCTTTTATTAACAACCCCAAAGGTTCGGTTGCTCCTTGCCCTGTGCTTTCCAGCGGTAGGCAATAGCTCCTTTGGAATTTCAATGGGGCTACTACCCCCTTGGATATGCTCTGCGATCGTTTTAATGGGTACTGTGAGTCGAATACTATCTATTATAGAGGCTATTTTATCAATCTGCCCTTGGCCTCCGTCCTCCTTTGCCCTTGCGATCATCCCCGCTAGTTGGGTTATCTGCTGATCTTGCCCAGCCATCCGCTCCTCAAGCATCTTGATTCTGTGGATGGCCGCTGGTAGGACTAGGTGAGCTGTGAGTAGGGATGTCATTCTGATGTCTCCACAATTCTTGCTCCCTCTTGAAGCCTCCTATAAGTCGGACGCTCCGTGTCCTCGCCAAGTCTTGCCCTTGTCTCGTTGTTCGATGTTATTATGTTTACCTTTTTATTTGAATATCTTTTTTCAATAAGCAGGTAAAAATACTGCGCTATGCTCTGGGTGTTTGGCTCTTTTCCTAGATCATCAATAAGTAACACAGAGTATTTTGATAGCCGCTCAAGCTCTGCCTCTTTGCCGTCCCAAACTGGTTTGGATAGTTTCATGGCAAGCTCAACCGCATTGATAGAGCCAACTCCCCATCCCTTCATCATCAGTTTGTGCAATAGCAAATATGCGATTCTTGTTTTTCGAGTACCAGTAGGGCCAGTAATCCAAAGATTGCGTCCGTCTCTAGGATTCCAAGCCATAACAGCCTCAAGAAGACCGCTCTTAATTCTGGTTGAATCTGTTTCCCTATAAAGAGGTGGACACATTTTTATCCAAGCCTCATTCATTGCGTCGAATCTCCTCTGCTCTCTTTCTTCGTCTATCCTAGATGGCGTCTCTCTGAATTGTGGAAGAGATTCAAGCACTTCTTTCATTACCTCTGGTGCGGTTTTAGTGTTTGGGTCTATTGTTGTTTTCATGTTTTTATTCTGGTTTCACCCTCAAACTTCAGTGAGTCGAAGGTACATAGTTTTCCTTTATTGATTGTGGTTTGATTCCGTCTCTGGCAAGTTCTAGCACATAGCTTCCAATTCTTCATTGGCTTGTTTCCAATCATCCATCCAACGCTTCCGTAGTAAAAGAAAGCCGTCTCTGCATCTGCCTCTGGCCACCCAATCTCCTTTGCGTTAGCAAGCCATTGAGGGAGAGTCGGGCGTAAGCCCCTCTCTCTATTCTGACTTCTAGCTTCTGGCTTCTGGCTTCTAGCCTCTAGCTTCTGCCCCGTGACATTCTCTGGACATTCTTTGGACATCGTGCGGACATCGCCCTTACGCTGGTGCATCTTTCTGGTGGAATCAGACTTACGCACCCGCTCGTCCTTAACCATTCTTCGTGATATTATGGTTTCATTGTCTAAAGAGAACACCCCCGATGAGCTTAACTCGTCTATTAACTCCATTGTCTTTTGTGGTAATAGCCCCACGATTCGGGCTATCTGTTCGGCTCTTGCTGGCTTGCCGCCGATAAGGAGATGACCATGTGTCTCAGACTTGGCCATAAGACAAAGAATATCTACCCACAGTCCCCTAGCCTCAACCGAGCATGACCGCAAGGCCTCATCTGAGAGCCAGTCACCCGGATAGAATTTGAGCCAAGGCAACTTCATTTGCGCTTCTCCTTATCTCTTTCACGATATGTCTTGGCTCTTGCCAATAGTTCCTTCGTTACTTTGTGGGAGTAGTCGAGGTGGGTACGAACATCTTTAAAGGCTTCCCGCTGGGCTGGGGTGAGGGATTGGAATAGTTCCTTCACTCGGCTTGCTAGGTTTTTGTGTAGGTCTCCAACAAGTGCTAATCGTTTAACGCTCATTTTTCCACCACTTTCTTAGTGCATCCCAACACAGGCCTAGCAAAAATAGCACCCCAACAAAAACGCCTAATAAAAAGCCTATCAACATTCCAAGTTCGACTAGCAACTTGGCGGTGGATAAAAGGAAATTTATCATTTGGGTGAGGTCGGCCACGCCGCCCATAGGTTAACCCTCGTAGCCACCTGCCAATCCCCGACATAAAATTTCTCATCAATGTACCTGCCTCCCAATATTTCGCCGTCTCTATCCAATAACACTTTTTCATAGTTCTCTGGTCTTTCTTTGGTTGAGTTCCATTGAATCATAGTCCACTTCACCTTAGGAATTTGGACATCAATCGACACTTGGTGGCAACCTCCGTATGGCAAGCACCACCTCGTTAAGCGTATCCTTCTGCACTTGATCTTCGATTCCGTCCGCTAGTTGCTGAACAAGTTCCGCACAACGATTGCGTTCGTTAGCCTCTGCCATCCTCAACCCCTCCCGCAGAATTGCGGAAAGGTCGGGTAGGAGAGTTGCCCCTATTGATAATGTCTTTGGGATATTAGAATGGAATTGCATCTTTTTTATCCTCTTCGGCCAGTATCTCAGCGATGATTTGATTTCTCACTAAATCGTTGGTGTATGGCTTCCCATCGGCGGCGGGCTTTAGTTCCTGCTTGGCCAGCCAATCGAGGTAGTCCAGCCCCTTCCCGCTGGGGAACTTGGCAATCTCTCGTAGGCTTGAGCCTTTGTGCTTGCCGAACTTCAACACCATATCCCGCTTCTCTGTGGATGGTGCTTGCTCGCTTACCAGTTGAGCCGTGATCTCGGCGGCCTCTGCCTTTGTGATCTTGGCGGGGGCTGGCTCATTCTTGATCGTGTTCAGCGGTTCGTTATCGAACCCGCCGTGAGGAACTTCTTCCGCTGGCGTTGTGCTAAGGTTGCGGTCGATGAGTACCACGATGTGAGCAAAGGCAGAGCGGCAAGCCCTACTGATTGCTCGGGTCTGAACCATAGCCCTCCGTGCATAAACTGGACGCTTGCTCCACATATCCTCGTCGTCTCCCAAGAACCCTTCGGCTTGGGAAATGACTTGGCCTGTGTCCATTCTTTTAACTTCGCCTATGCATCTGAACCCATCCTCAAGGCGCTCCACATCTCGGGCAGAGGCTACGCATCCGTGAGCGATGGCGATTGATTGCCAGCCCTCAACTCTGACATATCGCTTTACTCCGATCTGTTGTGCCGTTGCGTTTACGATCTCCCTGCATACGCTAGCTACATCCGTAGCCTGTCGCATATAGTTAAGCACTCCGTTGGAGTGGCCTAAGCCTTGGTCATTCTTTACAATCATCTGTTCATTCATTTGGTTGGTTGTTCCTTTTAGTTCAATAGTTGGGGTTGCTGTTGTAGTGTCCGTACTCCTCACGCTCTCGCCGAACTGAATCGGGGAAGCGCATGAAAGAAAAGTCTTTTTTCTGGTCATGCTCGGTATTGGGTATGGACTCTGCTTTGACTTCCGTCTTTGGTTCTGTCTTTGCTTCTAGTTTCTTTGGTTTCTTCATTTGGTTGTTCCTTTGGTTATGGTTTCTACTATCAGGGAAAGCCACTTGTGAGAGATGTCGTGTGAAGGTATGCGGAAAACTAGGATGCCTTTCGATGCGGCGAGGTTATACTTTTCCATATCCCGCAAGAATCCTCCGGGTCGTAGGTGACGGCCTCGGATAAACACACCGCCCTCAAGCTCGACGGCCACCTTTAATCCATTCGACTCTACATAGAAATCAAATCGGAACTTCCGCTTGGCATCGAACTTGTATTCGGGGGTGAGCTTCGGCCCACGGAGAACCATCCAAAGCAACTCGAACTTGCCCGAGGGTTTCAATTTCGCCCCGCCCAGTTGTTGCTTGGTATGGATTCTTCTTTGGGTCGGTTGCCCTCGGCCACGATCTTGTCCATCTTATCCAACTCGGCGGCCACCCATAGATAAAAGTTACGCCTCTCATAGTTCTGTTGGTCGATGTGCTTTGCAAGTAGCCTCACCCCTTGGAGGATTAGGAGACTAAAGAAAGTGACGAGGAAAATAATTACCATCGAATCCTCTGTTTCTGCCAAGAAGGGGAGCAGTAATTAGGGTTAGTAATAAAGGGGTACTTGCGGTCATCGAGAGCCTTCATCACGAAGCCCTCCCAAATCACCTCCCCAGCTTTGTTGTTCTGAAAGTTCATCTCTTCCCATATCGAGTTGATCTTTTCGTGAGCAAGGCGAACAAAGCGGAGGAGCTTGTTGCTGGCCACATCAAATGTCACGGCTTCGAGGTGTTCAATCTCTTTCATCCGCTCTGAGTAGGGCTTCGGATTGGCTGGGTCGAAAGCGTCCATCACTACGATTGTTCCCTTGCCAGTCTTAGTTCGCATCCCCATTATCTCGCAATCAATATAGGGGGCTTTGATGCCAGCATTGGCCAGCCGCTCAACCATTAGGTTGTGATTGGATGCAATCTTTCCGTGGCGATTATAGCCGATGCCAGTCTTTTGATTAAACAAACCCCGCCATCCGTTGAGCTTGCCTTCGATAGCCGTGCCTTCTGCGAATTCAATGTGAGATGCTGGAACCGACGAGGGAACTGGCCTAGCGGGTTTCGGGGATATCATTTGCGTATTATTCATAGGATTTCTGGGGTGTAAAGATAAATCTTTTATCTTGTGAATACTATTTCCACGATGGCCAGAACTGAGCCAGCACCCACGATTAGTCCGATGATGTAGGAGAGGAGGAGTTTGTTCATATGGTTTGGTTTTTTCTTGGTTAGGAGTTTTCTGCGACTAGCTTATCCAATTCTTTCTGGGTTTGTGCGTCTAACGGATCGTCCAAGAATCCGTAGCTCTCTGGGTTGACCTTTGCGAGTTTGGCGTATTCTTTAGCTACTTGCTTACCAGCCTTAAATGCCACCTTCTCAAGTTTGTCCTCCAAATCCCAATCGAGCTTGTGCTGATAGGCTTTTGAGTAGAGCAAGTTTAAGGCCTGTTTTTCCGTCAGTCCGTAAGCGAGGAAGCCGTTCACCAAGGCGTTTGCCACGATGTAGGCGGGACGATCGTAGGAGTACGAATTTTTTAAAAGCCCTCCTCCGCTGAAGTCTTTGTATTTATTGTTCATCTGGTTGGTTCTTTCTTGGTTGGGGGTTGGTTGATTAAGCCTTTGAAATTAAACATTCAACTCCAAGGCGGGTGACATCTAAAATAAAGTCTTTCGCATTTTGCTTTTTTGGAAACCCAAAGATTTCTGTTTCGCTGAATCCTCTTAATTTCATCCAAAGAGCTTTTTCCTTTGGAACTTTTGTTGCTACTAACCACCTAGTTTTGATGTCGTTTGTTTTTCTCATATAGGGATAGTCTTTCTTGTTTGGGGGTTAGGCGAGCTTCTTGCATTTGGCGAGGCACTTTGGGCATAGACCCTTAATAAGTCCCTTTTGCCCGCCGCGATCATTCATCTCCTCGAAGGGGATGCCACCGCCTACCACTTTGGGTTTGCAATTCTCAATTTTGATCTCAACCGAAAAGCAGGGGTCGGTGTGGAAGTTAATTGCTGGCCGACTACAAAGGGTCTTTTTGAGCTTAGGCCAGTAACCGCTATTGGGTTCTTTGCCTTCGATGCAATGGTAATCCTCACCACACTTAAATCTTTTCCACGATTCCGTTGCTGGTGCTCCGTATTGTTGGAATACAAACTTTTTGCTTAACTTGGTTTCCGTTGTCTTTCCCGCCTTGGTCATTTGCATATTGCGAATCTATACCACAACCAACACATCTTCAAGTTAATTTATACTTATTTTGACGATTGTTTGTAACTCTTTGATGCTTGGGGCTTTATAGGAGGGGGAATAAGGCGAAAATATGGAGTTCTGCGGAGATATTTTTGCCTTGGCCCACCTTTCATCAACTTCTTTTGATTCTTTTCCCCAGCACAAACAACGGATTTGAACTTTCTTTTTTCTGCTTTCCCCTCCTTCATCATTTCCGCAATTATTCTTGAGGTTGTGGATGGAGTGCGGTTAAAAAGTTTTGCGATCTCGTTTCTTGTTTGCCAGCCCTTCGGAATTACTTCTTCTCCTTTGGTGGAAATATACTTCTCCAACGCTTTCACCCATCCACTCATCAAAATGTTTTCATCTGAGTTGGCACGATGAACTTTTTATTTCTTTCCTTGGCCTGAAAAACATCGTGGCCGTGTTCGTGAATCAATCCAAAAGCCCAGCCGTGTTGCCAGCGCAAGCGTCTCATCTGCCCCCTAGTATATGATGGGGTCTTGTTGCAACAACATCCAATATTGTACGCCTCTCTAGAATCTAGGCTCACGCTTTTGTAATAATCTACTGCGTGTGTATGGCCAAATAAGACTGCCCCTGCTCCGTAGGCATCGGCGTGTTGCTTCGCTCCGTGGAGACTGGCTCCATATCCATGAACGAAGGTGAGAGAACCATTCTGATATACTCCCGCCGTTGAATCATAGGGGTACATCTTGCCCCTAGTCTCCTTCATAATCGTTTCGATATTGTTGCAACCATCTAAAGCATAATCCCTCGCCACTCCACTTCGGACATTCGTGGACATATCAAAGATGCGCTCATCGTGGTTGCCCCTTAAAAAGATTCGCTCTTGGCCGAACTTAAAGAACGATCTTATGAACTCCTCCCCCTCATCCCAATCCCGCTGAAGCGAAGAGGCTTGGTCTGTGTCGTCTGCCCCTCTGCGTATGGCTCGAAAGTCCCAGTTGTCTCCAATATTAACCACCAAGTCTGGCTTATATTCTGCACAAAAAGCAAGCAAGGCTTTTATGGTTGTTGGGTCTTGTTCATCTCCGTGAACATCCCCTGCCGCCACAAACTTTATCGGCTTCACTTAATCCCGCCCATCATATCGAAGATGCGCTTGCACGAATCTCTTGCCGTGGTCGCACATAAATCCTCGTCCTCCATTCCAAGCCTTGCCAGCTCTAAAATTATTTTAACTTGGCCACGAAGCGTCATAAGATAGGTCACTTGGTCGATTGATTCTTCTATGGCGTTCTCGGTTACTCGAATGGTGGGCATCGTCCAAAGGGGGCCAGCCTCGCCGTGTTGAGCTTGGCCTTTGCGATACTTAATTTCGATTGCTTCGATTGTAGCAAGTTGGATTTGGGAAAGGTGATAAGCGTGTTTCTCCGTAAATTCGTTACTCGCCACAACCTTTAAGCCTGTCATCTTTTTAACGACTAGACCACGGATTTTTTTTAACAATGCTTTTCTTTTCAATTACTTGCGCTTTCTGTGGGGTGACAAGCTCTCGCCATCCAGAAATTAAGGCATCTTCCATGTGAGGTTCTTCCCATTCGAGATGCCGTAGCTGGTACTTCTCCCCGATCTTCTGGCAGATTGCGTAGGTCTGTGAATCGTCCCACGATGCCGTAAAAGAACCGCTTGAGCTAAGAGATAGTGGCACATAGTCTATTGCGTGACTCCCCTTGCCTAAGTCAATGTGGAGCGATTGTGGGGGTGTTCCTCGTGCATTTGTAATTTTCATCCCGCCTTTTGTGCGTCCTTGGGCGTATAGTTCCTCTTGCTCCTCGGGTGTACGGCTCGAACAATAGATAAGAACTGGAATCTTTTTAGAGATCAGTTCCGAGTACCAGCGTGAAACCCTATCCCCGAAACTAGGCTCAAGGTTTTTGATATGTCCCCTCGATCTTTCAGAGGCTTCTTTGATCGTCATTTATTCTCGGCTCTTGCCCTCCATCGTTCTTGTTCGGCGATGGCGTTACTGAGTGCCTTTAATGCTTTGGCGTACTGCTCACGAAACTCTGGCTTCACTTGGCCGATGGTTCTCTCTAGCTTGTCCCACTCCATAATCAGGGCGGGGATGTCGGCAGGGGAAGGGGCGGTGTAGGTGTAGTTTGTGGAAGCGCAAGAACTAAGGGCGAGTCCTCCACCAAGAATCAAGGTCAGCGTCCCTAAGCCTACGGCGATATTCAATCTCTGCATCATCCCTTTCAGTCCTTGTCTTAGCACGATTTTTAAGCCACCAGAAAACAATCCCAACAACTCCCGCAAACGAGGCGATGGCGGCCTCAAACATACCCTACTTCTTTGAGAACTTGGAAAGTACGTCCACCACGGATTGTAGGAACTTCTCGGGCTGGTCACCGGGAATCAAAGAGGCAACTGCGATCACGGCAGAGAGCAAGGCAACCAGCGCACCCACCCAAGCAAAAACATCCTGTGATTGAATGAAGGTTAATATTTGTTGCATACCTTCAATGGGTGTCAAGGCTAGGCTTCGTAAGTCCAGTATGCGCTAGGGGTCATTGTTCCATTTGCACTTCTTGGAAACTCGTCTCCGTCTCCAGCCTCTGCATAAAATGGAATTGACTTACCAAGGATACTTAAACTTCCAACTGTGGGGCTGGGATTGTTTGGGTCTGTTCCTACTGCAATAGCTCTTGGGTCGGACGGAATAAAATTAAATTTAATATCTACACCATAAAGATTTCCAGCGGAGTTAATATAAAATCCTGATGATCTATAAAAATAAGTGTCATTTGTATTTGGGGTAAAATCTGTTTCAAAATATGGATAATAACTTCTTACAGGACAAACAAGATGCGTTTCATTTGCAAGGGTGGATGTGAATGTTTGCGTAAAGGGCGAGCTTTCGTTAAGATCATTTACATATGTTCCGCTGATTGTCCACGCTTTCACCTTCCAGTAAATTTCCATTGCCTCTTCCAGCGTGAAGATTGCAAGCCCATCGCTCACTTGCAGACACGATGGAAAGTAGCCGCTGTAACTAGCGTGGAGAACTTTTGCCATAGGATTTCGTTAGGGCTTACTGCCCCTGCTTAATATCCGATGACGGTGATTCGGTAGGTGGCTGTGTTTACATCCCTAGAAACGCTATCCGCATTTGTGCAAGAGAGGCACACGGTATTTGCTTTATATGCCACGCCTTGAATGATTGCCCCCGCTGAAACTGCCGATGGCAAGCCAATCAAAACAATATCATTTACTGAAGCACCAGTAACTACTACATCCCGATAATGCTGATCGTTACCAGCCACCGAACCAAAACTTACCGAGGCAAGCGTTGTGACGGTATAGGAAGATTGTGGAAGCACTCCGTAGCTAACCCCAGTTGCCAAAAGCCCAACATTGATTAGGCCAGAAACAACATTCCCATTTGCGGGTTGAGCCGTGACGGACGCTCCATAGAATCCCATAGGAGTATTTGAAAAGGCAAGGCCAGCACCATAACTAAGAACATTTGTTCCCGCTGAATTATTGAGCGTCCTTGCTCCGTAATTAACCGCCGTTACTGAGGTTGCATCTCTCAATCCCCTCCCACCAGCATTTACATTTGAAGTTGAATCTTCTACGAAAAGGGCATCCGCTTCTGCCTTGGTATAGTACGATGCTTGATCTGCGGGAACAACGCTTCCAGTAGTGATGAGATCACGCCTTACCGTGATTGAGCTTTGAAGAATCGTCTTGGGTGTTCCCCCTTGGGTTAGCTCAATCTCGATTGTGGGTGTGATCGTGTCTGAACCAGCTTCCGCAAATAATTCGTCAAGCTCTGCCGTTGCGAGGGTGACGGTTGTTTGTAAGAACGAGCCAAAGATAACTCCGCTTGCATCCAGCGTGAGGGCAGTTGTTATGTTTTGCAGGCCAAGATCACGGACAAAAGAGATGCTATAATTGCCAGAGTTGTTTCCAATATCTATGCTTATGTTGCCAGTCCCAATTCCAGTAACTGCGCTCAACGCACCAGAAAAGGTTGTTGCACTAGAACCAATCGCAATCGCCGTAGTGCTATTTGCTCCATAATTAAAAACAACTGATCCGCCTTCAGCGTCTGGGCCAACGGATAAGTTATAAATCTCGTTTTGAGTTGCAGAACCATCTTGAAGTTTTGTTAGAGAAACAACCCCAGCAGTGGGCGATGCAACAAAAGTATCTGAATAAACAGCGGGGTTACGAATCAGCTTTATGATTTGTTGGGCAGAAACTGAGGTGGCGGGGAAGCGTCTTGTATTTACGATGACGGAACTAGTCGGAAATAGAGTGAAGGACGAGCCTCCAAAGGACATCGCAGAGTTAGCCGTTGCCGATGTGATGAGATACGAATTAGACTCTGCTCCGTAGGTTGTTACGGAAACGCTCGTACTGGCGATAGCAGAAATAGCGTTATATACGCAGACAGCCGTTGCGTTGTAGGGGATGGCAAGAGAAGTGACAGAGTTAAGGACTAGCTTAAAACTGCCGTCACTTGGGCCGTCATCAATCCCGCCAATTCCTAGCTTTACGGACGAACCAACCGTGCTCAGATCACGCAAGAATCCATTCGTGTCCCTCTCTTGCAACCGCACTCTAAAATTATAGGAGTCGTTCCTAGTGAATGTTGGCAGAGAACCATTCCGAGCCGCCCCAGAAGCAAGAAGCGTTCCATTCGTTACATCAATGTAAAAATCTATGCTTTGTGCCATTTGAATCCCTTCTATGTCAATCTCATTTGCCAAGCACAATTATTGTGGCTGGCGTTCCATTCGAGCAAACATTCAATGTTATTTCAGAAAATCCATCCGTACCCACAATCCCAGAACTAGAAATCTTAAATCCAGAATCTTCTTGTGTTATGTTTATTCCAGTTCCAGCAACAGGCTTCGTACATTCTATTCTTCGTATCAGTCTGTTAAAGAAACTTAAACCAAGCCTAGATGCTCCTGCCAGTTCGTTGAGTTGATTCTCTCTCATAAATACTTAAACAAGATTAAAAGATGTGGACTATCTGTTTCTCCGCATAAACTGTTCGTGCAACTAGAAACAATCCTCGCCTTTCACAACTAACAGATAGCGGGACATAGCCAAAATATCCAATAAAATAAGCGTCACGCTGTTCATCTAAAAAGATTGGTCTGGGTTGTGCTGGCATCCTTGTTCCGTTAATAAATTCTGGCATCGGGCTTGTGCTATTAGCCCACAATCTGCCTCCCAACCCAGAGGCTTGTGCGTTGCTTGAGATGAATTGTGTTTCAGTTATATCTGTAATATATTCTGCCTCGATTACAAGGGGCGGCCCATAAATCTCCGCACCCGGTGTTGGAATAAGCCGAACTATTGCTGGGGGCAATCCAGTCGATGAGGTTAGCCCAACATAAGTAACAAGTAGCTGAGTAATACCACCATCCTCCTCCTCACTCGCTACCGATTCGACAACCATCCTTGAATACTTTACAGAGGCAGAGGAGAACGAGGTGTGCGTTGTATTCTTCTCTGGAATAATAGTGGCTCGGTTGCTTGTCTTAATCGCATAGGCCTCGATTATTGTTTCAAGTCCATTAGCCTCTTTGCTGAAGTTCTGCCTTTTAAGCACCTTCGTATTGATTGCTGATCCGATAATATCTATTGCCATATATTTATTTAACTAGAGGAGCAGAACCCATTAAATCAACGAGCTTGGTTATTGCTTTGAGCACCTCAGCGGCTTGGTCTGGTGCTCCTGTACTCGGTACTCCCGCTGGTGCTCCAAAAGGGGTTTGGGTCATCATCCCCATTCCTTGTTTTAGAAATCCGCTCTGCGCTCCTAGTGCGGCGATTTGCGCTGGGTCAAGCCCAGTCAT